AGTACCTAAAAAGACATCATGTTTACTTTGCAGTCCTTTTATTGTGTTTTCAATCTCCTCCCTCATCTTCTCTACATCAGCTATCAGGGAGAGTAGGAGTTTGGCATCGTGCGGATTGATAATCCCCATATCATTAGTCATTCTGGCTATCTCTTCAAGTTTCTCTTTAATGGTCATGGCTTTAATTTATTTTGCTTAATATACTTTTTCATATCACTTATTGTTGCTATCTCTGTTCCTGTATTGGCATTTTCAAGTTCTGTATATATTCTACCATAGACCTTGTTATAATCGCCATCAGTAATATATTGGGCTATTTTGAGCATAATATTCTCGGTAAGTTCTCCTGCTCTGTTGTTTGGTGTTTTCATCCCTCCTCCTTTCCTTGCATGAAGGCTCTTGCCCATTTAGCACCCTGTTCAATACCTTCATTGTGTTCTTCTGTACAATGACCGTAATAGGGTTGATTCTTTATATAGTCTATTATCATTTGGTCTGTCAGCACAGGTGGACATGGCATCACATCTTCAAGAGGGATAGTATTCTGCATTAAATCAAAGAGCATGGAGTCATTAACAATGTAATCACACCCTCCTGATGTGTATATTTTCGCAATATCATTCGGATACTCTTCACACGCTTGTTTAATTCGTTGATTCATTGATTTCGCTAATTCTTTACTATTCATCTGTCACCTCCTTTTGTTAAAATAAATCTTCTTCCACATCGCCATCCATCCATTCTTGTGCACAATAGGCATCATGATAAATATCATTATCACCATCTTGATACTCTTCTGTTCCTTCGTCTACATAAAAATCATCAGGATCATTCTCTCCTTTTAATACACTTATCTGTGCATCTATTTTAGCATAGTTATCATCTCCAAATATTGACTTTTGAGGGAGGGTTGTTTTAAGATGTACTAATCCTTCAATTTGTTCATCAATTTTTTGTTGTGTTTTCATGTTTTTATTTTTTAATTGTTACGTCCCGAATAAAGGAACGGAAAGCATTTTCAACCGCAGCCATTGCTAGTTCGGTAGTATAATAGGATTCAACTGTATTAAATTCAGGATGACGAAGATATTGTCCAAATAGTCCACAGGCAGTAATCCCGTCCTCGTCTTGTTCAATATGACCAACCTTATAACCCCTACAATATGCGACATTATCAAGCCACTCAATAGGATATGTCTGTTGTTCTTTCATGGCTTCCTTTCTTTAAGTGCATGGTGTTTCATATCTATGTAGTTTTTCATTTTCACGACAATAAGATTCACCTAAATAAGTCAGTTTCAGATTTTTAATCAAATACCATTCCGTTGTATTATCATCATCTGACAGACCATATAATAAATCATAAGGAGTTAATCCTATATAATAGTTGCTATTATAATAACTTATTTCGGCAACTCTTTGGAATTGTTTCATGTCCATTCCTTCTGTATATTCTTTATAGGTCATCCATCCTCCTTTTTATTCTGGACATTGTGATTTAAACTCCCACTCTACATTGGCATTCATGTCTTCTATTTGTGTATCTTCATGTAAGAATACCCACCCTATCATATCTCCATTGTCATTACGCATGGCGTGCATTCTTAGATTGTCTTTTTTGCCTGTAACTAAACAGGTCATGTTAAACTCTTTCTCCATTTTTACTCCTTTTGTTTGTTCTAAATAATCATCAACAGTATAGATAGACCACACCGTTAATATTTCCCCACATCGGGTACATTCCTTTTGATTTGTATGTTCTATTAGGTAGGTGTTTATCCTATGTCCGAATAGCCAACACTTAAATCGCTTTATGCTCATCCCTCCTCCTTTCTTTCTGAATGGTGGATGCAAGAGGTTGTTTCGTCAACTAATTGATGTGTCATAAATATGTCGAATCTTTGACATCTTAATTCTCCGTGACTTCGTATTTCTCTCAAAACATAGTTACAACTATCACACCCCTTCCATTCAGGTGGACATGGCATCACATTCCGTAGCTTAGATTCAAGCCACTCGACATACTCATCTGTAAATGCAGCTACATGATGGCAAACTGTAACAAGTTGTTTTTCGGGATTCTCTTTTTCATACTGTTCTCTTAATGTCATTTCGTTTCTCCTTTCTTTACAATATGGATTATTGTTTTACATGGAGCTAATTTCCATTCAACTGCACTCATAGCTTCCTTTAATGTGTCATACCATCCAGTTGTATGACCATCCTTATTGTCAGGATTATACCAAAATCCAAAAATAGACTTACGTTGAACACAAAAAGAACTCCTCCCCATGCAACTCTCTTCCTTTATCCTGTATGTTTTCATTTGTCACCTCCTTGTTTTGTTACATCCCGTATAAAGGAATGAAATGCTTGTTCAACGGCTGTCTTGGCTTCTTCAAATGTATCTGCTTCAATTTTATGTGGTTTGAATATACAATTACATTTAAAGGGTTTGTCTTGAATATTTATTTTACACATATCAGCTATCAAATGATTATTACAACTTGCATCCCAATAATCACCATCCTTAATTCTTTGCCACTCAATAGGATATGTCTGTTGTTCTTTCATGGCTGGTTGTTTATTACAAGTTGGTATTCAAATAAGCCCTTCTCCCGATCTCCCATGTTCCGCTTGATGATAATATGACCCCCAAACCTAGCCTTCCTTAGATGACGTAATTGAGCCGAAATAGATGCTTCTGGATCTCCTGTTATTATAGAGATTTGATTTAAGGTTCTCCACCTTTCGTCCTTCATACATTCCCATACTCTTTTGATCTGACCTCTGAGTCTTTTATCATCGACTTCTGGGATGTAATCTGATCCGTTAAATCTTGCTGAATTAAACATATCTGTTTGCATTTGGTTACCATTTCAATTTCTGTCCACAATCAGGACAATAGTTAGCTCTTAAAGGAACGTTTACTTCCTCGCATCTAGGACACTCGAACCAGCTATACATTATCTCATCCTGTTGTCTTGAGCTTCTGTCTACTATCATCTCTAAATCCATCACTTCTACCCGATCACCGAACTTGTTCATCTCCTGGATGCTGTATCTCATTAGAATAGCAAGACGCTCAAAGGGATTCTCTGGGTTAATGGGTTCTGCGTAGGCTTTCTCTACATCAGAAAGGGAGATCGGATTCTTCTTCTGGCTCATCGGTTTACTCTTTTTTGGTTTCGTAAATAGTGGCATCTCCTAGAAAGATAGTATCCTCTCCCTGTGGGGTCTTTTGAACTACTGCGTAATCCTTGCCGAACTTTGATTGAGGTGTCGGGATTAATACACAATCTAAATATGTGCCTTTTTCACCTTTGTACAGCTTCTCTTTGATGATCTTCTTCACGTTGATTTTGATGTTGATTAGTTCCATTTTTCAATTATGTTAGTTAATAATTCAGTTGCTAATTGTATTCTCTCTCTTAAAGCTTCCATCACTTCTTCATCCCTTTCGATTCTCATAACCTTCAAGCAAGTTCTCTCATCACATCTGGGATCGTAAGAAACAAAGTCCACCCACTTGCGACCCGTTGCCAGGAGTTCAGCCATCATCTGGTAATAATACTCTTGAGGTAAATCTTCAGGGGTTTCAGCTAGTAAATGTTTAACGTGGTTTGAAGTATTAAATGGGCATTTTATTTCGAGTACTCCGTCCTTGCCTACTAAGCCATCAGGAGATGCACCGAAGTGATCGCCTAATTGAACAAATCCAACGTCATCTACTATGTCCCCCGTGAATTGCTGATATACTTCTCTGGCTTCATCCTCGTGGTCGTTGCCCCAGTCGGTTGCTTTCGATGTAAACTCTTTGGCTTCGGCACTCTTTCCGTTAGTTAGGATTTCAGCTATCACATCATAGATGTAAGTCATTGCGGTATCAGAAAACACCTGATCTTTCTTGCGACCCGACTTCATTAGCTTACTGATCTGTGAGCCTGTGAACTTCCCATAACGGGATTGAAACCATTCTGCTGTGCGTTGCTCGGTCATACTAATTGCCCTTCCTTTGGTACGTTAACTTTTACTTTTACTTTCTCGATCTTCAACGGGTTTGTTGCTTCGGCTACTGCCTTGCGTTGAGCATCAGATAAAGTGTAGGCTGATTCCAGCTTCTCAATGATCTCAATCTCACCTTCAGAGAGTCTCTTTAAGGCTTTTGAAAACCCAATATCAGATAGTACTTTAGCTTTCACTTCGTGGGTTTCAGAGTCAGGGTCTTTCTGTTCTTCGGTGGGGATTAGAAACATCTGAAGTAAAGCGTATTTTAAAGCGATTGACAGGCACTTGTTAGTTCCCTTGTCTCCACTATCCATCGACTCTCCAATGATCGTACAGACGATGTCAGAGCCATCCAGAGCGGTGAAATGAAAGTCAACCGTAAGGTGTGTGTAAAATAGTACAGTTCCTTTAGCGGTGGTTCTTTCTTCTCTCGTTAGGTTGGTAACTTTAGGGATGACAAGAACTTCGTGCTTAGAGAATAATCCATGCAACTCGTTGAGAATATCATCTATCCCCCTAAATTTAAAGTTCTGTGATTGGTTTTTCTGATTCTTACCAATAAAGGTTATTTCCTTATTGATGTTCATCAGACTTTGATAGATTTTCCTTGTTTCCATGTTAGAATAATTTTGTTATACTGATTTTTGTGATCCTTACGATTTGTTCTTTCTCAAGTTTAGTCCATTGGAGCTTGCCAACTAATTTCGGGTAAAAACTGAATGGCGATATATCACACTCTTTGATTATCCGATCCCTTAACTTTCTACACTCTTTAGCTTCTAGGCTTTGATAGTATTCTCTAAAGTTCATCTGTTTGTCCTCCTTGAGTTTTTCTGAATCCTGGCTTTTATGTTCCGT